TGGGCCAAAGGGGCGGGCAGTCACCCGCTTATTGTGGCCCCGACGGGCTCAGGCAAGACGGCGATCATCGCGCAGATCGTTCGGGACGCCATGTCGTTTGCGGGCACCAAGGTCCTGATCGTCAGCCACGTCAAGGAACTGCTCGAGCAGGGCGCCAAGGGCCTGCTGGCGATGTACCCGGAAGCAGACTTCGGGTTCTACAGCGCCAGCCTGAAGCAGAAGCGCCTGGACCGGCCGATCACCTTCGCCGGCATCCAGAGCGTTTGGGAGCGGGCATACGACATGATCCCGGCGCCTGATCTGGTGCTGATTGACGAAGCGCACATGCTGCCCAAGAACACAGAGACGCGCTACGGGCAGTTCATCCGCGACCTGACCATCTGCAACCCGCAAGTCAAGGTCGTGGGCCTGACGGCCACGCCATACCGCTTGGACAGCGGTGTGTTGCACAAGGGCAAGGGCGCGGTGTTCGACGGCATCGCTTACGATATTTCGGTGAGCAAGCTGATGGAGGAAGGGTGGCTTTCCACGGTTTACAGCAAGGGCGGGCTGAAGCAGATCGACCTGACAAACGTAGGCCGGCGCGGTGGGGAGTTCATCGAGAGCGAACTGGCGGCCGCGGCATCGGATCCGGAACTGGTGGCGGCAACAGTCAGCGAGATATTTGAACTGGGCGAGGACCGGAAGTCCTGGCTGATCTTTGCCAGCGGCATTGGGCATGCGCATATGCTGGCGGACGGGCTGCGCGCCTTGGATGTGACGGCCGAGGTTGTGACCGGGGCCGATGATATGGGCGAGCGGGGGCGCAAGATCGCGGACTTCAAGAACGGGCGGATTCGGGCGCTGGTCAACTGCAACGTGCTGACCACGGGCTTTGACGCCCCATCGGTTGACCTTGTGGCTTTGGTTCGGGCCACCGAATCGACGGGCCTTTACATCCAGATGGTGGGCCGCGGGACCCGCAAGGCACCGGGAAAGACGGACTGCCTCTTGCTGGACTACGGCGGCAACGTCGCGCGGCACGGGTTCATTGACACGCCAACGCCCAAGAAGAAGGGCGGAACAGGTGATGGAGAAGCGCCGGTCAAGCAATGCCCAAACTGCAATACCTTTTGCCACACGGCAGTTCGGATGTGCCCGGTGTGTTCGTTTGAGTTTCCGGCGCCGCAGTTGAACCACGCCCCAAAATCATACGAGGGCGCGGTGCTGTCCAACCAGGTCAAATCGGAATGGATGGAGGTGGACGACGTTTCCTACGGCCGGTGGCAGAAGGAGGGCAAACCGGACAGCATCCGTGTGACCTACTATTGCGGCATGACACGGCTCAGCGAGTGGCTGTGCCCCGATCATGGCGGATACGCAGCAAGCCGCTACACGGCCCGGAAACAGGCCCTGGGAGCAAAGGCTGACAGCACCAGCAAGGCGCTGATGGAATGCGCGGATTGGGTGAAGCCAAGCAGGATTCTGGTGAAGCCCGACGGGAAGTATTTCCAGATCGTGCAACTGGACTACACCGAGAAAAAGCCACCTGCGGAAACGGAACTGGACAGGGACCTGAAAGAAATGTTTGCCGATGACTTCTGAGCACGACGAACAGGTGGGGCTGGTGAACTGGTTCCGCACGAAGTTCCCCGGCGTTTTGATTTTTGCCATTCCAAACGGGGAGCATCGCGCAATCAGCACGGCCAAGCGGCTGAAGGCGGAGGGGGTGACGCCAGGCATCCCCGACCTGTTTATCCCCGAGTGGCTTTTGTGGATTGAGATGAAGAAGGCCAAGGGCGGGAGGGTGTCGCGCGAGCAAACAAACATGATCGGGTATCTGGAAGGGGTCGGCCACACGGTGGTGGTCGGCCTTGGTGCGCGGGACGCATCCGAAAGAATATTGATCCATGTGAATAAAAAGCTTGAAGATAAGAAGATTCGGGGGTAATTCTGGGATCGTAGGAAGAAAAAGGAACCCGACCAATGACCCAGCAGACAGAATTCTACATCATCACCGGCGACCACGGCCGCGCCGGCATGAGCGCCAGCGATCCGTGCTACAATCTGGACGACGCGGCGGATGCACTCGGCGAGGCAGAACGCCTGACGGGCCGCGACGCTCGCGCCATTTTTGTGGACCTTGCCAGCGGCACCAGCCGCGACGTGACCACAGACTGCCTTGCCGTCATCGCCAAGCGCCTTGAGGCCGCACAATGATCCGGGACATGATCGGCGTGGCCTGCCTGTTCGGCGGACTGTACCTGATGCTGATGATTGGCATGGGGGCGGGGCTGTGACACACCACCTACCCAACAAGTTCGCCGAATGGGACCAAGACCGCCTGCGGATTCTGTGGATGGCCGGCATCCCGCAATACCTGCGTAAGGAAAAGCTTCGGGATACGGACCCGGCCCGGCCCACGTCGCCGGAAGTGATCTTCGCCGTAGCAAAGCACTTGGACAATGCCCCCGACACACGCGGCGGGATTTGCCGGGCCCTGAAGATCGGCGAGAAGACGGCCGATCGGGCGCTGGGCAGCCTGCGGGACGAGGGGCGCCTGATCAAGACATACAACAGCACGCTGAAGCTGTGGTTTTACCGCTGTGTGGAGAAGCAAGAATGAGTGCGTATGAAGCCATCGGGAAGAGTGACGAATGGTACACGCCGAAATATGTGTTTGACGCGCTTGGCGTGCAATTCGATTTGGATGTTTCCGCACCGTTCGAAGGGCCGCTTCATGTTCCATGCAATGTCTGGATACACCAGAAAAGCCTGTCTGAAAGCTGGACCGGCTTTGTTTGGATGAACCCGCCATTTGGTAAGCGCATGGGCTTGGTGCCGTGGCTTGACAAGTTTTTCAGGCACGGCAACGGCATTGCGTTAACGCCAGACCGGACTTCGGCCCCGTGGTGGCAGGACGCGGCCCGGCGCACTGACGCAATGCTGATCGTAAACCACAAGATCAAGTTTGAAAGACCAGACGGCACGATCGGTAAATCTCCAGGTACGGGGACAACATTATTCGGGGTTGGGGAAAAGGCCATGACAGCATTTGGCAATGCGAACGGTCGGCTTGGTTTGGTTGCGAACATTCGTCGCGTGGAGAAGGAAGAATGAATGATGATGATCTGGCAAAGCGGCTACGGGATTTTGACCCAAATTGGGATACATGGGAAGTCGTTGAAGAAACTTCCAGCCGCATCGAGGCCTTGGAGGCAGAAAACGCGCGGCTGCGTGAAGCGCTGGAGCAAATCGCGGTGACGTGTCAGGAGGAAATTGAAGCTAGAACAGCGGGCATGTCAGAGCGAGGCTTGAAGGGGTATCGCATTTTGGCCCTGCTTCAACTTCCGCGCGACATGGCCCGCGCCGCCCTCACCGGAAAGGATACAACACCATGACCGCGCAAATCAAACAAATGCCACCCGTTCACATCGGCTACGCGCAAGCCAGGGTCATCCTGCGCCACCACCGGCTGCACGACCTGGACGCCATAGACGCCGCGTTTGAGGTTCTGGCGTACAGCCCGGATCCAGATGACAGGGCGCTGTGTCGTATCGTTGAGGACGAGTTGTGGCTGGTGCCGTCGCCTGGGGCTGGTGTCATCGTCATTACCATGATTGCCGTCGCGCTGACCTGTTTCGGGGTGGCGACGTTAGTAGGGAGGCTTGTGCTGTAATGCCTACCTGCGATTATTGCTGGACGCCGTACCAGACAGCGACCTGTCCGACCTGCGAGAAGGACCACAAGAGAATTGGTGGAATGCCTTACATCTCGCATGGCTCAAGGGGCCGCAAAAAAGGCAGGCCGACGCTGGATGCGCAGGAAGGCAACCGGCACGAGCATTTTGCCGACAGCAACCGATGGGAACCAAAATGAAATACCTTCTCCTGATCCTGCCCCTGGCAGCCTGCGGAACGCACGTCGAGCGCTGCGTTGTCTTGCCGCTGCCGCCAGAATGCTCTCAGGGCGGCGGTGGCGGGCTTGCGCTATTGGCGCGGGACGATGTGCCGCCGCGTCCAGAACCCGGCCCAGCGCCCGCTCCTGAGCCGCAGCCAGACCCCAAGCC